GTCAGCTATTTCAGACTTCTCTTCTTTAGGAGCCGCTGATTTCTTAGACATCTTCTTGGGTTCTTCAACCTCAAAAGTATCCTCTTCCTCGGAAGCAGTATCGGCAACAACTTCTTCAAACGGATTATCATCTGAAGAGTCATCCGATGCAAACCCATCAACCGCTTTAAACGGCGAGATGGACTTTCTTGGAACGTAATTTGTAACTTGCACCCCTTTTAGACGCAGAGAAACCCCTGTTCTCTCTTTATCGATAGAGTATGGTACAAAAACAACCGCTACGTTCACTGTGCTCCCAGTAGTAAGCTCAAAACTTTCGTCTAGTTGCTTATTCTTCGCATCGTATTGCGCGGGCGCGGGTGTCGCATTGCCATTATAGGCAGCGGCAAGTTTAGACTTAAAGGTAAACGTACCACCTTCCTCGTCTTTCTTAAAAGGATTCTTTATCTTCTCAGGCCAAGAGTCCTCTTTCTGGCTTGCGTAGGCACCAGACATTGCCTTCCAAAGATCTTGCGCTTGGCCCTTACTCATACGAAAATCTAGTTCGTACTTCGCTTGGTCATCAGTAGCGTCACAAGGTACGCTGCGCTTCTCTTTGTTGTCGAATCGGTAGGGGCGATTGATCTTAGGCCACAATGCCTCTACGTCCTCAACGATATACTGTAGGTTTTGGTTCTTATCCATTGCGTTCTCCTAAACGTCTTACTGTAAACTTACTGAATGGAATGAATCTATCAACGAAGCTATCGAAGATAACTTGTATGATCAAACCCCTCTACCTCTTCAAACGGAGATACAACTCGATCTCCCCCTTGGACTAATGTAATAGCCTGTAAGGTACTAGGGTGCGATTCTAATTCAGCGGCTTTTTGTAGCTCTTCTTCACCTAGCACTCGCATCGGGCGAAAACGAAGCCTCGGAATGTAACCGTCCTTTTCAAAACCCATTCGGGTTACAACCGCTATGGCCGAGGTATTATGGTTGTTCAAGTGCCTAGCATAGTTTTGCATTGACATCCATCCACTACCCGCAGGGCCAAATAGGCTCGTAGCAGGTAACTGGATTTGGTATACCTCTTCCAAGTTATCCTCCAATACAACTGCAATACGCTGTGAATATTTACAAGCTCTTGCATTATTACCACCAGATCCCTTTATGTTATGTGGACAATCGATACAACGCCCCGACTGCCTATGTGCATCAGCCACATCTGGGTCAGGTCTTTGTGTATCGGATGACCAACAAACAGGTGCTGTTGGTTTATTAGGGTCATATTGATTTGCATAATATATTCTGGAAACTCTACCCGCGTTTACGATCACCGCATCTAAAGTATCTGAATCGAATATATGCGTTTCAGTCCCGTCGATAACTTTACGGAACTTACCTTCTCTTAATGAGATACGTGCAACCATTAGAAGTCTTCGTCTAAATCCGCTAGTACGTCTTTAGGATCAACTTCCTCTTGCGTAAGTGGTTCTCTTGGTTTTGATTTTGGTTGCTCACCTAACAGTGCATCTGATATGAGATTTAACTCAAACCTAAAGGTCTTACCCACTTTTATGTAAGTATTCTCTGGTATGCTACCGTTTCGTATCCACGCTCTGACAGTGGACTCAGATACTTTAAAGTGATCTGCTACCTTCCTCAATTCAACAAATTCCCGTTCTTCGGACATTATGCCCCCTTGGCTTTTCGTACGTTAATCGAGTATTCAGAATTAGACTGCACACCCTTGATTACCGTATCTGGGTTATCTACAAAGAACTGTTCTAAATTAGCTTGGTGGAGTCGTCCTTGTAAGAGTTCGGGATTGCTATTTTCTTTAATAAAGTCATATACACTTCCCCAATCTGTAACAAAGTAATTGCTCTTCACCGAACGATAGAAAGTCCCCGCTTCTGTTTTAACGCTCTTAGCCCCCGTCTCGTCGCAATGAGTAAGTAACGCCTTCTTTATAACATCCTGTTGATGTTTAAGTTTATCGTCCTTATCTTCCCATTCCTTTTTGAGCTTCGCTCGTTCGTCGCGTATCTTGATAAAGACTTCAGTAGCCTTCGTTAGATAGTTCGTATCTTGCACACAAATCTCCGTACTTTGTGGTTGGGAACCGAGTATAGTGGTATCCAATATGTTATACAAGTATTTCTTTGTATAAATCTATCATTTTTGTGTGTACGTCAATTCTATTATCAAGTAATGAGTAGACACGCTTTTCTATGAAGGAACCTTCTAGTTGTACTACCGTACATTTATGGTCTTGCCCTGCCCTATGCACCCTAGCATTGGCTTGCGCGTAGGTTTCTAAAGAGCTAGTCGGCCCCCACCACACCACTGTATTAGCAGCGGTTAATGTAATACCGTGGGCAGCAGCTTGCGGCTGTATGACAAGTACTTGAGGAGAGTCAGTTTCTTGAAATCTTTTGAATATATCGGTGCGTTTGTTGACGGATACATCCCCCCTGATTACCTCCGTAGGTATACCGTCTTGTATTAATTTATCAGTGAGTACATCAATAACGTGCTTGAACGGGACAAAGACTAGGACTTTCTTACTAGACTCATCAATTACTTCCCGTAGCACCTTATACCTATGTTTAATGTCGAACTCTAATGCTTCTCCGTCATCCGTATAGATAGCCCCAGACGCAATCTGTAGGAGTTTATTCATTTCAACGGCAGCATTAACAGCGGTAATCCGTTCTCCCCCTGCTTGCACTACCATTTTACTCTTTAATTCGTTGTAATATTTCTTCTGTTGCCGTGTCATTTCTACAGTTCGTTTGGTGTAAACCATATCGGGTAGGTCAAGGCACTCTTCTTTTGTAAAACGTATAGCGGGCTGCAAAGCATTAAACACCCGATCAGTTGCGTCAGGTTTCGGAATCCATTTAAAGTTGGTTAGTTTGTACATAACTGAATCTCTAAACGCGCTAAAGAATCTAGGGACTGAGTATGGGTTGACCAATTTGGCTAGACCAAATGCGTCTAAGGGGGACTGTGCAGCGGGTGTACCTGTCATCATCCATAACCATGTGTTTGGGGTGACTAAACTGTTAAGGATTTTCCACCGTTTAGTTTGGACGTTTTTATAATGTGTCGCTTCGTCTGCAATAATCAAATCAAAGCCACCGTTTGCTATTGCATCAGCTACTATCTCCACTCCGTCATAATTAATTATGATGAACTCCGCTCCCCCCTCTATTATCTGTTTACGTTTAGCGGGTGCTCCATAAGCAACGTCTACTGAACGGTGCATTGCAAAAGTAAATAAATCTTCCCGCCACGCTGAATCCATAATAGATAAAGGACATATCACCAATACGCGTTTTATACGTCCTTGGTTCATTAGGTAATCAGCCGCCCATATGGCACTAGCGGTTTTGCCTGTACCCTGCTCATTAAAGCAAAAGGCTCGCTTGTTCATGGTTAGAAAAGAAGAAGTGGTTTTTTGGTGGTCGAAGGGTTTGTACTTACCCGTCCATTGATACTGCCCTTCGATTGGGGATGGGACTTTAATATTAAGGTTTTTTAATACGTGCGACTCGTCAACCCCCCAGTTAACTAGTACTTTGTTTCCTGATAATCTCTTACTCTTAGGTATAATATCTGTTACTTTTTCTGGGTCACGTAGGTTTAATAGTATTGCTCTGTTATCTATTACCCGCATTTACTTCTCCGTCCACAAAAATACATCGTAAAGTGGTATCCACAATACGAACTATATGCCGTCTCTCGTACCCACGGACGGCGCGTGGTGGGTTCGCCCTGAAGGGGTAGGTGGGCTTTGTACTAAGCTTTCCTCGTAGTACGCTTCTTCGGTGACTTACCGTTGCGACTACGATTCTTACTTTTACTTTCTATCTTGTACCCATCGGCATTTGTGCCGCCCTTACTTAACATCCTCTTATGGCTAACGTCCTTCCCCTCTCGCTTGTCAGCCTTACCATTTTTATTTCTATCGCCGCCTGATTCCTTAGCGGTCTTATCTAATTCTCGTCTGGCGCGTTGCCGCTCCATGCGGTCTTCGTGCTCTCCGCGTTGCAACTGGAGTTGATACTCTCGTTTGTAAGGTCTTCTCTTACCTTTACCTGTTCTTTTATACATTCGTTAGTTCCTCCCGTTGTGAGGACATTCTACCACTACGCAATGGTTTCGGCATAACCCACTTGGTTTGGGGTTCCATACGTCATTATCATACGCCAACTGCATGGTTGTAAAATCAGAAAGCCATTTTTCCCACATATTTTCAGCATTATCTGAACTATATGTGTCTTTTATGAAGGCTTCCGCTATCACGAATAGTAAACCCGCCCTAACTTCTTCTACAAAAGGGAAGTGTTTAAAGGTAGCTAATGCCATTAATTCTAGCTGCCCCTTGTCTGCATACCTAGCAGACTTACCTGTCTTATAGTCTACAACCCAAGCTATCTTCTTATCGACATCTAGTATAAGAAGATCTACTATTCCGCGCCACCATACGCCTCTCGCTTTAAATCCACAAGGGTCTAGGCTTTCAGTCAGCCCCATCTTATATTCGCAAAGCTTACTCCCTTCTTTCTCATTCAAGACATCCAATGCGGCCTTGGCGAATAGAAACTTCTTGGGTAAGTCCTTACCGTTACGTACGTATTCTTCTGCGGCTTTATGGAATTCGTTGCCGTAGTTCATCGCAAAGCTAATGGGTTCTTTGTAATCTTTAGCTACCTTCAAGTGGTAAAACTGTTTAGGACATTGCTCAAAAGACTTTATCCTACTGTACGACCAAGGGGATGCGCTCATATGTGTATCTTATTCATAACAATTATGTAGTCTTGCGGAGGTATTTGTAGCTGACTGCACACACGAAGTTGTTTTGGAGTCATCTTCTCCACCGCGCTCCGCACCTGTCTCCGCCTTTTTTTATCGTGCATCTCGTTAGTCATTATATTTCCTTACTTTCCGAGGGGGTTCTGCCCTTATTAAACGCTTCTATCTCAGCTTTATTAGGAATCCAGAATATATTCTTCCCTAACCTAATCTCATGGATGGTCTTCACTATAGCGAAATCTATATTAGGAAAGTTCTTTACGTGCGTTTCTTTAGCTTCGTAAGCATCCTGTACTGAATCGTAATGCCCATCTATAAAAGGCGTCCCTAAAAATAATATGTCGTATTTACCGTTCATTCACATTCTCCATAAGACCTTCCCACAAAAGCCTCGCAATCCAAAGGTAACCCTTCGGCCCAATCTGGAACCCAACGCATATACATCTCTATGTCTTGCTTCGCTTGTTCTACATCGTCCTCCTTGACGCAGCATACAATCGAGTCATGTACAGTCAGTGCTACACGATGTTTCTTTGATATCTTTAGCATCTGTTCTGCAATAATGCAACGGGCTAACGCTTGACACGCGTTCTCCACAAATTTCCCACCGTATATCTTGGCGCGTCCGTTCCTTCTTTTATATGTATACTCCATACCTTTAGAATCATTGACCCCCTTAAGATCGTCATACCGCATAAGTAATCCAGAGGGAAGGCGCACTGCTGATAAATCACCAACCGGCTCCAGTACTTGAGGTACACCGATTGACTTCTCTTTACCTTTAGCTAACTCACGGATCATAAGCTGTGCTTCTTGCCACAAACCACTTATCTCTGCATTAGCTTCTCGATAAACCTGTATAACCCGCCGCGCTTCCTCGATGTCTATTTCAAATCCGAAAGTACCCATCTGCGCTTGGAACTTAACCGCGCCCATGCCGTAACCACTGCCTAATATTGTGGTCTTACCAACAAACCGTTCGTCTTTAGTAACCTCTGACTCATCTTTATTGTAGATACGGGAAGCCATCTTTACATAGACATCCTCTCCGTTGCGGAAAGAACTAACCAAATCCTCTTGCCCTGCCAACCATGCAAGTACTCTTGCCTCTATTTGAGCAGAGTCACAGTCAATCAAAACACAGCCGTCGGGAGCTATGATACTTCTCTTTAAGGTCTTACCATCAGGCCCACGACTAGGGAGGTTCTGTAAGTTAATCTTGTCATCACCACCCCATCGACCTGTATGGGCAGCGTAATATCTTACAGGCACAGGCAGTATGCCGCGTCTGGATATATCGATAAATCGTTGGGTTCGGGTTTCTTCTAGGGTGCTTTTGTTACCAAGCCGCGCCGCTACTAAAGCTTGAATACTAATAGATGGATGTTCTTGCAGTGCTTTGAACCCTTCATCTGTCTTAGCGAAAGCATACGTTTCTTTTCCAGTGGTAGGGCTTATCTTAGTAGGGGGAATAACGCCGTTCTTCTTTAGCAGTTCAGCAAACTTATCGTTACTCATCAGGGATTCTTTACTAACCCCCGCCTCTATGAGTAGATCATCCTTTCTATCTCGTATCGCTATAAGGTGTTGCTCTAGCAGACCCATATCCAAATCTAGTATGGGTTCTATAAACATACGAAGTGTAGTATCAATCACCTTAAGTTCTTGTCTGGGGTAACCCGCCGCCATTATTGAGAACAATTTGTAGGTCAGTTCGACATCGTTAATACAGTAGTCGCCATACTTATCAAGGCTTGCTTCGCTAAACTCTTCTCGACGCTTACCCATTGCATCGACTACTTCAGTACCCTTCTCGCCAATATTATAACGCTGCGCTAATGCAGCTAGACTACCGCCAACCTCTACACCGTGCAGACTTCTAGCCATACATAATGTATCGGCCCAAACCTTCGGGTGTATGTCGAACAGCCAAGACAGTATTGCGCCATCGAACATGGTGTTATGTGCAAGTACCATGCTATTAGCCCAATCGAATTCATGTAGGTATTCTTTAGTTTGTTCAAACGTACCGCTTGCCCACTCCGAGTACCCATCATTTACTTTTATACCCACCCCCACTACTTCAAAGCGAGGGTCGCGTACGTATTCTTCTGTAGTAAGTTTACTTAGTGAAAAGTCCTTACTGTAAAAGGTCTCAAAGTCTATTGTTATTAAGTCCACGTTATTAGTTCCAGTAGTATTTGCATTTTAAGATTTAGTGAGCACGATTTTTTCTCTGTGAAAACCCCTACGTATACCCACCGCTTTAGTCATACCAATAGGTACTTGTTTAATCTCCCCTCCTTTACTCAAGAATTCTGTAACTTTATCGTTAAGTTCTTTACTTTCTTCTGCCTTCGTTTTATTCATTTTTAATAACCCCACCTGCCAAACCACACACCACCTTGACCCGCCGCAATCCACCTGATCCCAACCCGCCATACCTGCCAAACCCTAACGTACCTCGCCCGAACCCATCTGAACATTGCGTAACTTGCCGCACCGCACCGCACCTGCCAAACCCCAACCGAATCTACCGGACCTCTGCATAACTCAACTTGCCGCAACGCACCTGACCTGCCATACCGCATCGTGCCTTATCTCAACATACCCCGAGCCACCATACCTGCCAAATCATGCCCCAGCCTAACCCACCAAAACCTTACAAATCCAAACCGACCTGACCACACCTGCCAAACCCAAACCAAACCCACCAAAACTATACAAACCCAAACGGATCATGCCCTACCTGCCAAACCAAACCGCATCCAGACCAAGCCAATTTATTTTTTAAGGAACAAACTGATTGGTTCCAAGACATCCGATAACTCGGACAAGGCTTTGTATTTGTTTGTAAATGCCTCTAGCTCCTTCTTTGCGTTGTCAACTAACTGTTGCCTGCCTTCGGGATCTTTTAACATATCAAACGTGTTAAGCCAGATTCTTTGGGGCTTGCCGCCGCACTCAATCTTTGCTCGTTGAAACAAACGAATCTCTGTAGGTTCGATCTGATCCTCGTTTAACTTCTCAGTCACTACTACTAAAGACCTTTTGATATTTTTCTCTGTTATCAATCGGAATTTATTACCCGCTATTTCGTCGTTCCATTCAAAGTCGTTATGCAAAACAGACTTTGGGCTACGAGCGTGTTCTACTAAAGAACCATCGGGGGCATAACCCCCGTGGCGTTTATTCAGAGCCTCTATTTCCTTTAGAGCAGCGTTCGCATCTGCCTTGAAAAAAGACCCCTTTCTCCATTTAACTTCGGTGTAAACAGGTTTCATGCTGCTGTTTCCGATTCAAAGTCTATGAAGGTTTCCTTCAGTTCAATTTGATGCTTGAACTCCCTGTCAACCTCAAACCGACCATACTCTCCACCCTTTTCTGGACGCATTTCACCTAGTCCAACACCGAAACCGGCCCTTTGTATTAGATTTAAGATGGTATTTTGTGTCAGCGATTGAGAGTCAAACTCCATCCGAACGATCATCGACCAGTTACGAAACTCAGGACGATAACGCAAATCAGTAGAACCCATGCCTACCCGAACTATGTCTTCCCGCATCAGAGGGTCTTCTGATTCAAAAGCACACAGATTGTTGACCGTATCATCAGGAATAATGAACAGAGACTTTCTAAGTAAAGTCTTTTCAAGTCCGATGTCTTTGTGAGCAGCATTGATAAAACACCTTTTCAATCCCCCTGCCGGAAACCCAAAGCGTCCATCCTCACAAACATAAGCAGCATCCCTAAACTCTTGCTCTGGGTCTCTGACATCTCGGTTCTTCACCTTCACCCCTTGGTGCTTGTCCTTCATCATCTCTATTGCTTTCATACTCCACTTATGCTCGATCAAAGCAGAGATCCCCTTGATGCGCGTGGTCAAAATCGACTGCTGCATCTCTTCAAGTTGTATTACGTTACTCATTCTATCTTCCTTAGCGGCTATGCCGCGCTTTTTTAGTTTAGAAAGTTTCCTTTCTCTAGTCGTTTGATTTCTGCGTCTATATAAAACTTGATCTTCTTGGCATCCCGAAGTTTGTCGCTGTGCGAAGCGATGCCGTACCGATAGCATGATCTGAATACCTCACCGATCTGTGCGTTCATATCTCTATGTGAGATCAAGTCCTGTAATTCTTTAGCCCCCTTTGGAAGTTCATAGTAAGCCGCGGTGCTACCGTCCGATAAGGTCTTATCAGGAAGTTCCCAACTCAACCCACTGCGGCCAACAGCTTTGTTATTGTTATCAGTCGTGTTGTTACCGCGAGCACTTCTTACTTTGTATACATAAGAAGCTGACACTCCAACCCGCGCCGCTATTTCTTTGTTAGACTTCTTAGGGGATCGGATTAATGCCTTCGCTATTTTCTCGTACTTATTCAAAATCAAGCTCCAGTTGTTTATCGTTTGCATCGGATGGGTTAAGAATGTCTTGGATACTGTGCATATTCTTCTCGTTAACGACTAACGCTATGCCTTTTTGTTTATCAATATCTTCTAGGTTTATTTGTTGGAGGGGGGTAGGGGTGTTCTTACCCGCTTTACATTCGATGCCGAAGAACTTGCCTTGGTAACATCCTACTATGTCTGGCACGCCGCTACGTCCGTACCCGCCTGTCACTGGGTAGAAGTAGTAAGCACCAAGGGCGCGTAGCTGCTTGACTACAACCTTTTTTACTTTAGCTTCGGGAGTCATCCTTTTTCCTCCTTACCTTTTTTTCGGGTTCTTTGTTCGCTATGGAATGGTTGGCCGTTAAGGTCTTTTCGACGCGAATCAACGTATCTTTTATTTCCGTTAGCGTAGACATCACCTCCATAAAGTCCTGTTCTTCTAATTCTATTATTACTTTTGCCATAAATACCTTGCAGAAACTGGTATCAAAATTTGTGTAATTACACAAATCTTTAGTGTTAAAAAAGAGGGGCAGGGCAGTCACGTACTAGCCGACTCCGAGCGTGCGGTTGAGGCTCCCCATCTCTGAAGAGCCGTACCCCTTAAAGCTACATCGTGATAGTCGATGCGATTGGCCTAATGAACCTCATTAGCAGAGGCGTGTGGAGGCACTTCATCACATCCATTCTTTAACCGTGTACGGCACGTAAACATGAACAAACGCGGTACGAGGCGGAAATCCGTCGGACGCTATCACTCCCCCGACTTCCCTACCACACAATCAAATTATGTACTCTATGGGAGTATCCAAAAACTATCGATGCTCCCCTCGATATCTGGTTCGTAGGCGGTAAACCTAGATCCTACATCCTTGACCTGTGGCTCCCTTGTCGGGTGATTATCCAGATGGCATGGTTCCCAATTCTTGAGAACGGCTACCTTGCCTTTCACCCACTCAGGCAACGTATTGAATGAATCATACAACCCATCAATATTCGAGTCAACACAATCCATACCAACACACGTTATTTCGTACTTACCTGTGTCAGGCATTTCCATTACTAGGTAATGTGTATCTTTTCCTATTAAGGTCTTACCTTCTGTTACTTCTTCTTTGTTGTTATTCGTATACATAGTAAACCCCTTCTCCTACGCGCACGCCCACATCAGGAATGTACGTCTCCTGTTCTACATTATGTAAGACTGACATCTTACCCATAAGGTCTTGTGGTATGCCATCCAAAGGGTACGTCTTGTGCCCGCGACCTTCTATGTACCCCCACGAATCGTTGCTGTCCATTGTAGCGGTCTGCAACTCATTCCGTTCAACCCATGCCATGACCATAGCATAGTCAGTCCTGTTGAGTATACTGCTGTTCTTTCTACGTAACTCAAAGTACTTATGTAGATCCCTACCCAATGAATCGTTAAGCCATTTGTAAGGCGAACTGCGCCCAACCGCTGTAACTAGATTCTCCAACTCATCCAATAGCGGCTTAAACCCATCCATATTGTAACTGTAGGCGCTATTAAGGTATGGGCTAATTATCTTGTGGGATTCATCAAGCAGCCGCTCTTCTTCCACCCTACGTGCGGTTCTCATCTTATCCCAAGTCATCTGCCCGATCTCCGCCATAGTCCAAGGACTCAAAGCCGTAGCGGCAATCTGCACCGCTTTGTCTAACTTCTTACTGTTACGCATGAACTGCCCATCCCCCCAACCATATCGGTTGTTCTGGATGGTACGAGAGAAGATCCAATACGTATCAATCCTAGTCTCAGGGTCTTGGCGAAAGTCCCCGTACCCAATAAACCCACGCATATATGTCTCGTCTGGATGGTAGACCCACACCCTATTACTAGCCGCAACTTGCGTTACCTTAAGTCTAGGCATCTTATGTAGTAGAGCTTCCGCAAATCTTTTCAGTCCATTAGGGATATCGCCCCCTAAGATGTACGCCTTCTGGCCTTCGGATAGCTCACTAACCTTTAGGTTGTTGTTTGGTAATCCCATTACTGATCTCCTTGTTATAGTCTGATACAAAATTGTTTTCGTTGTAAATGCGCTCCAGATAAATCTTATTGGTGCGGCACTTATTCCTTCCTTCCGGTGTCATGTTCAACGTCCCATAGTTGTGAGTATTGGCATGACAATCTAGGCAAATAATCGTTACGTTCTCACGTAAGTTATTACGATCATTGCCATCATGGTGATGTAGCTCCAAATGTTTTTCTGGTTTACTTACACCACACTCTTCGCACGTTGTGCCGTGTCGACGAAAGAATATCTTCCGCATAGACCCTGACTTATAAGTAGAGTCTGGCTTGATCCTCGCCTCTACAGATACGTGCGCCCCTTGGCAATCGTTGGAGCAATAGATCCCTCGCTTTTGAGAGTATCGGTACATAAATATCTTACGACACTCTTCGTTCTTGCAGATGGACGTACCCCAATATTTAGGATTCTTTCTGCTCATCGGATCACCTCCCCTACTGGCTCTTCCCACTTATCAACCAAGCTACATGACCGATTGATAAATTGATTGAACTTAGCGCGGAATGTCTTAAGGTCTTCTGGAGAAGTAGCTTGTTTAATCTCTGTCTCTGTCAAGAAACATACGAGTAACGCTAATCCTTCTGGCGATTCTGAACCGCCTTTCGATACACTCTTTAAGATATCCCTAACTTTATACCCATCCCAATTAGCGGTGCCATACAGTACATCAATAACACCATGATTAATTAACACTTGCTTCTGGGCGCGTACATACTCAGGATCATCTGCTGGTAAGATCGTACCCAACGCGCAAGCCCAATCCCAGAAGTTATCAATCCAAGGTTTAAGCTCTGCCTTAGCCTCCGAATCCACCTTGCTTCGCTTCTTTATTGGTGTAAATACATGACCAATATTGCACCAGAATTCTGTACCTTCCTCGCGCATAAGTATGATCTGTTTGTTGTCATCGCTACGATCAAACCCACGCTGCTGTAGAGTCTGGCTTTGATCCCACGTTGTCGCACCAACGTAATTACTCTTTGGTAGAAAGAACTTCTCACGCACTTTCTTATCCGTCCACGCGTATATGAACTGCTTACCGTTCTGTATATCAAACCCAATACTTCTTGGTAAGTACTCCTCAAGAAACACATACCTACTGTTGTGCGCTCCATTACCTGTACCGTTGCGGATCTTAATTACCTCGTTACTGATCCGATCCCCTGCCTCATTCCTACCCACTACACGCTCCCACACAATAGGCGCAAGCGCATGGATTTCTCTTGACGTAGGGGTTGCGTTTGGTGTACCCCACCACTTGAATACGTCATCTCCAAAACTGTACCCATCAAGAAACGCATAGCAATTATCACTTAGCATCTTGATCCTCTGTACCTTATACCTACGATTCCCTATGGGGCGTACGTCTTGCTCCAATGTATGATTCTTACTTATCATAGGCTTCGTATTGTGATACTTAGCCCTTACTGCTTTAAAGTTATCTAAAGATTCCATTTGTATTTCCTTGTGTTTATATACAACGCGCTTTAACCGAAAGCCTTGTTGTAAAAATTAAATGTCTCCACTACTTACGTGTAAGACCTTACCGTTATCGGGTGTAGCACCCTCGTTATCCACGATGCACCACAGTACTGGATGATCCCAAGTCCCCCACTCGTACACGTATCCATCAGTGAACACGATACTTGCGTTGGGTGTGATCTTATTATCCGCAAGATACTTCGGTACACACGTAACATCCGTACCGCCCCCACCTGTGGGCTGTGTCTTCTTAGCCACATCATCAAGCTCATCCAAGCTATACTTCTCCGCTCGGGCTACTTGTGTATCCCAATACAGTACGTGTAACTCTTTTGGCTTGACCATCTTGGCAATGTCTACCACTTCGGATAGTTGCCGCCGCGCTTCCTCAATGCCAATCGAACCCGACATATCTATCTCGACACATAGAACCTCTACTGTCTCGGATATCGCGCTAGGGAAGTAATACCCTGCTCCTAAATACTTACGGTTAGGGGTCTTGTATGTAGACATATCATTCCCCCGACAATTGGTAACCATGAAGTCACGCATCACATCAAGCCAATTGACCTGTGGTTTAAGTAGTGCGTCGAGATTAGTCACATCACCACCCGCACCCGCCTTACCCGCTGTCATACATCCTTGGCGTACCGCTGTATCAATGGCTTTCTCTAAGTCCTTCTTCTCCTCATCGGACATATCTTGTGCGCCTTCCCAATCATGGTCATCAAACCCTACTGCTGTGTTTTGTGAACCTGTAGTACCGCCGTCGTCGGGTTGTCTTTCTTGTGGTAAGTCCTCACCACAACCATCGCCACCTTGCCCCGTATTAGGATCATCTATACGATCCTCATCGTCACATTCTTCACCACCCTGACCACCTTCGCCATCGTTATCATCGTCCTTATCTTCCTGATACAAGATGTCGAACACTTGCTTGGCGTTCATGCCTCGGAACTTCTCATCGACTAGCCCTTGGTAATCACCCGTAGGCATCTCGGCAAAGGGTACGTTCCAATCGGCCTTACCCTCCTTACGCTTACGCTCCATAATCGATTTGATCTCATCCTCGATCTCAAGATTAATCACGTAGTCGCACGCCATGTTTGCAATCCTTCCATTCTTCTCGTACAAGACCTTCCAGATTTTAAGGTGTCGATACACTTTATGTTTACCCTCATGGATAATTATGTATCGTAGATTCGCATCGCTAATAGCTTCGATCATCTCCACACCGTACTTCTCATCGCGCCCATTGGTACACGCTGTCGGTATGTTCGGATCAACTTCTCTACTACCGATCATGTATATACCTGTCATTGGCAGATACATCGGCTCTCCCATCACCTTAACAACGGCCTTGGTCAACCGCTGTTGTGGTGTTAGTTGGTCAAATAACCCCATCGTAATCTCCTATAGTTCCGTCACGTTGTTAGTAACTGTTATGGTGTACCCTAATAACTTAAGGTCATCCACAACCGATTGAGTTAGCGTCGGTCTACTACCCTTGGTAGTCCCTGCTATCCTTGCGAATATCTTGGACTTCTCGCAATCAGGGCGTATGTGAGTACACCCAAATGCGTAGGTCAGTTGAACTTTAAGCTCCATCGCTTCCTTGAACTCCGTTTTCGCGTACTCTAACTCTTGAAAAGAATCCATCTCATATCCTTGTGTATCTACACTCATATCTGATCTCCTATTTCTGATCCGCTGTTGTTAAGTAGCTGTTCTTGATACACCATTCAGTGAACTTCTTATTGGTCATCACCAAGTGGTGTTCGGGGTAGTCCTTACTGCACGCACTCTGGGCAAACATCGCCTGTGCCTCTGTATCTAGCCGATCCACATAAGTCATCCACGAGTCAATCAACTCTCGTGTCATTGCCCCTAAGACCTTAAACACAACCATACAAACTGCCGGTGCGTCGGGGGGTACTTTCGCACCGTTAGGATCTGTCTTGATATCCTCCAGTGAGGGTAACTGATCCGCTAACTGTACAAAGGTATTCAGATCTGCCGCTGCCCTTGCACCGATGGCACCAATGAGTAAGGCAAAGATCGTATCGCTATCCAGTGAGTCTTGTTTCATCAAGATGTCGGATGCCGCGTGTAAAGATCTTGGTGTACAGAACTTCGCTCGCTCTTCCCTTGGATGGAAGATGTAAGGGTTTTCCGATGGATCTTTAACATCCTCGAAAGACTGAAAGACTTGTGGGTACTCCTTAACAAACCCCAATACCGAGGGGTGTAACTTATTAGGGACACCGAAATCAACGATCCATTCTTCCCACGTAGGCTTACGTACCTGTATAGATATAACCGCGTTACGTTTGTGCGCTTCCATCAAGTCACCCACATTCTCTGCACCAAGGTTAGTTGTACAGAACACGATGCTTTCGGGGTGTAACTCGTACGTACCGATCTTTCTTTCAAGCATCACTCGACGCAACGCCGATTGAACCGCTCGGTTACACTTACCGATCTCATCCAACATTAGGATGATAGGTTGGTTGATGTGCGCTCCCAACTCTTCGTTAGTCAGGTAACGTATGAACTGACCCTCACCATCGATCATCTGTACGTTCGGGATCATAATGTCCCCTAAGTCCTTAGTCGTACAGTCGAAGTAACATAGCTGGTGCTTGGGTAATCTCTTACCTAATACGGGTAACAGTGAGGACTTACCAGTACCCATGTGACCTTCCAGTATAATTGTCCTACCTTGCGTATCTTCAGTGCTTGGCCCTATGTGCTCAATGGCATCGGCGCATTGTCGGAACCCTAGTGCGTATTGTGCTTCGTATGATTGCATTTTATCGATCTCCTTTTATTAAATATCTAGTGATGGCAAAGAATTAAGTACGTCATTCAGTGCCTGTTTTGTTTGTGTTCTTACACCTTCATTATGCTTAAGCATATCCGCGTTGATCCCACGTTCGGTTATCGCTTCACGTAACTTCTTATGGGCAACTTGCATATCCGCATTACCGTCGAAGTTGAATCGTTCAAGCACTTCTATCATGCGCTCTACGTGTTCAACCGCCGAGTTATGGAACACATTCCTATCGGGGTTGTTCTTATACCCACCCGAAAAGTCTAGGTCTTTGGCTAATTTACTTATGTGCTTAATCGCTTCTTCCCACACACCTTTCGTAAACCTATCAAACCGCTCTCGCTGTTGCGTGTCTATGTAGTTGGTCGCTACATCCACACCCTCTTGAGCTATCCTAGTGATGAAGTTATCGTCAATCACATCTATCTCAAAGTCGATGTAGAACTTAGCTATCATCTCCTCCTTTGGCGGGTAGTCGTTCGGGTTGAACAACCCACCGCGCAACGCCTGATCTCTAATAACCGCATCATCGTAACCATTAGCGAATGGCCCCTGAAGGCACTCTAACTGCTGTTGTTTAAAACCACTTATTGTCTCAACATACTCATTAAGGTCATTTGATGGGATCACGAACCCACCCCGCTTTGACCAAGGATAAGCTAACCTATAGTGCGTGTTTCTAGCTTGGCCTTTATGGAACAACACTTTGTCCAACGGCTCGAACCCTACCAATAATCTCTTAAGGTAGCTGTCGCTCTTAACCGAATTTGAGGTGACGTTATTAATGTCTTGGACTTGTGCCTTAGCCTTAAGGTCTTTTACTGTGAGTTTAGGTTCGCCACAATGTAGCTGTACCATTGCCATGCTCGATTGAATCGATGGCACGTAGGCATCAGGGATCTCGATGCTTTGGGGTTGGTGAATATCCGAAAAGCTCGGATAGTTATTTGCCGTATTTTCTTGTGTATTTACACTCATTCTTTATCTCCAGTTTGGTTTTCGTTTCTCGTACAATCAAAAGTGATTGACTCGGCTTGAGGGTCTTTTGTAAATGAGGATTTACCTAGCCCAATCAGCCCCTCTTCTATCACTCTGCTATATACTTGCCCTGCTTCTTGATCTTCTTCCTCAAGGTCTTTCTCTAACTCGGCGTTGATTCGTATATCCGTTTCAACATTGAAACGATTACGCTCCCACTCCTCCATCATTGCTTCGTGCGTCCGTTCGTGCTTCACAATGAAGTCACGCTCTTCTGCTGTTAACTTTCGATCTTTAAGGATCTCCATCACGGCGGCATTAACTCCCGCGCTATTGTTTTCTATCTCGTCTGTCATTCTCTATTTCCTATTTACCAATGTGTTGAATGTCATCTTTCGGGATGACCTGATATGCGCCTTTGTTGTACGCGGGCGCGATTGTGTAACCGTCACTCTTAGGGTAAGACTTTACTGATGTAGCGTGAGCCTTGCCTTTGTGTGATGGATACGTGTCTACCCTGTATGCCGCGGGTAACTCTCGTCGAACCAGAGGCTTATCGTCTCTGACTCGGTAAGATCTTTTGGTGAGCCTACGCTTCTTTCGACCTGATAAATCGCAGCTCATATTTCCGTGAATAATCATGTGTAATTACACCTTCAATTTCTTACTGATCTTCTCTAGGCCATCGTTAATGTACGATAGCTGTGCCTCGACCACATTGAATCGTTTGCGCGTCAATGCGATGGTGGCAGTCTCGACTATCTCGCGTATCTTCTGTGAGCGATACTCGACCGCTTGGATTGCGTGGGCCAAGTCTGCCTTGCGGTAATGTTCGGTAGCTTGAAGCTGACTAGATAGCTTCTCTACCTGTGCCTCTAATGCCGATACCGTGTCTTGTAATTCTTGTGTCATTACACAAATTCTCCGTAAGTTATTGTCGTGAGAGCCACATATATCTCCCATTCATATATCTATTATACCATACGTGTCAAGTAGTGTCATATGGTGTTAGGTAATTGTAAGTAGTGTAATGTTCTATAATGTTCCATATTGTTCTAACAGGTGGGCGGGTAAGTGCTTGATAAATAAGTAATGTTCTAATGTTCGCTAAATGAGCGAAATTATGAGGGGAGGAAAATGTGCGAGAAGGGGAGAGAACATTCGTATCTTTTTTAAAGATTGAAAATGTAACCTCACTTTCTTTCTAAAAACGAACATTATAAAAATATTATATAAATATATAAATATATAAATAAATAAGAATAATACTTACCATTACTTACCATTACTTACCACTTCTACAATGTTCTTTTTTGCCTAAAAAAAAACGAACATTACGGAACATTACCCCCCATTTAGCGAACATTGCCGCCACACGGGCGTTTCGGGGCGAACATTACCCGCGACGCTACGCAGAGAACTGGTTTCAGTTTCTTGTGTAATTACATAAATTTCTTAGGGAGACGCGCCACGCTGTGCGTAAGACCTTAAGCAGGGGGCGACGCTACGCAGAGAACTGGTTTCGGAGCGGTGGTGTGTGGGGCGGAGCAGCGTAGAGA